ATCTCACCTTCGCTGAAGTTCTCAGCTGCCCAACTGGTGAGTTGGTTGTAAGCGGCTTGACCGCCTACCGAGTTTTGAAGTTGATTAACTTCTTGGGTAGACAACTCACGTCCAGATTCAGACGGAGAGTTTTGTTGCATCTCGAAGTAAGCTTGGACAAGTTCTTGAGATGACATTTGAGAGAACGCATCAAGCGTCTCTTGACTCAGCTGACCATTCTCTGCGTACTCATCACCAGCAGCAGCAAATAGATCAGAGAGTTCACTGTATTCCCGACTGTCTTCTTCAACTGGTTCGTCTTGTTCTTCGGATTCTTCTTCTTCAGATTCATCACGAGAGTTACGACCAAGTTTCTTTTCCAGCTCCATATAAGCTTTCTCAAGATCTTGGGCATTCTTATACTTACCAGCCAGCATACCCTCGTGTTGAGCCATCAGCTCTTCGCCAATAGCTAGGGATTCAGCTTCGTCGGATTCAATTGACGACATTACTTCTGCAGTAGGAGTAGGGTCGTAGCTCAAAAGTTCTGCCATAAAAAGTTATTGCATTGGTGGAGCGGGTTGCTGTTGAGCACCAAGGTATTGAGCAACAGCTTCTTCCGCATTGGGGTTCTTGGTTGGATCAGCCATAGGTACTTTCAACATATCAGGCAGTTGTTGCATTTGCATCATCTGCTGTTGTTGTGCCAAAGCACCTTGCTTCTCTTGTTGACGCTGGTCAACGGACTTGACAAGATTCAGTACGTCGATACCTTGTGCAGCTGCAAGACGTTTGATAGCTTCGTCTGCATTGACATACTGTAGCATAGCCTCAGGTCCAAGGGTCTGAGCAATAGTCATGATGAAGGCAGTGAGGGACTCACGGTCTTGACCACGACCAAGTGCATTGATACCAGCAACGATAGTTGGGTTAACAAGATCCTTAGGAATCCTTGGGAGTTCACCAGACCGTTGCAGTACAAGCAGCTTGCGATTAAGATAAGGGATAAGGAACTCAACAGTCAACAAGGAGAATAGTCCACCGAGTTGTTGTTCCAGTTCCATTTGAGTGAGGCGTACTTCTTCAGCAGTTGTACGTTCCGACTGACGAACAGTAAGAACAAGAAACGCTTCAGCAATACGACGCTCAAGGGTAGCAGCAAGGTTAGCAGCAGTACTGAAGTCAGCGGTCTTACCTACTTGGATAACACCAATGTCTTCAGGTCTGCCTTGAACGATCGCACCGTTGCCTGCCTGGGCGATGGTGGCCGGTTTGGTAGTGCTTGAGGGTGATACCACGAAGACAACCTTAGCGGCTGCTGCAGAGCCTTCTACAAGGGACTGAGAGAGTGCATCAAGAGACTTGAGATCACCCAGGAACTCTTCGACTCTACCTCGTCCATAGTTCTCACCATCAACAGTGTTGAATCGGAGAACCAACCAGGGGTTAGCATCCTTAGGAGCCTTACCTTCAGTGCCTTGAATCTTTTTACCGTACGCTTCTTGATGCCACAACCAGCGGTTGTTATCAAGGCGTACGTGAGTATAAACTTCTACGTCATCTTCATGAGCGTAGTTACGATCATTAACTTGATTATCCTTTTCTAGAAGCTCTTTGGGAAGCAGCTTTTTGTTGATCAGTTCTTTGGTGACGATCTCAATTACGTTACCATTACCATCACGTTCTACCACATAGCGGCTCAGTGGGTAGTGCTTCAACCCATCTTTACCCATAAAGATCAACGCATTGCCACCAACAACAAGGTGTTTGATAGCTTGGTGAACGACAACCCGATCACTGGAAGCAGCAATTGAATCCATCACCATGCGTTCAAGTTTGGCGAAGCTAAGGTCTAGCTCGGATCGGATCTCAGCAGGCAACTCAGTGCCCAGCTTGTCATCACGGATCTGCAGCTTAAAGAAAGTAGTCTGTGGGGGAAGCAGTGCAAGCATAAGCTTTGCTGCCAAGGTAACTACTGACTTAGCGCCTACTGATTGCCAAGGTTGCTTAAGGGTTTTGTGAGTAATCCTGAACTCATCACGTTGGATAAGATAAGGAATTGTAAGCTCAGAGCACTCAACCGCAGTTTGGAGAAAGTTAGTACGGTAACTACTTAGATGATCGTACCTTGATTTAGCGTCCATCTAATTAACCAATGTTAGTTCCGCTTACACCCATTCCGATGTTAGTACCGGGGGTGCGATTAATACGCAGTGAAGAAACTCCTGTTTGTGATTGCTTTTGCTTAGTTCGCATGATTGGAGTTGTAGCCATTTCTCCAGTTCTAACTTTGAAAGGAGCTTTAGAACTCTCAGCAATCATACGCAGAGCTTCTTGTTGACGTTGATTAGCTTCGTTTTGCATCTGTTGCATACGAGCAATTTCTGCTTGACGATCACGTTCAGCTTGCTCGTAAATGTTACGTTGAGCAGTTTCTGCTCGCATTTGTTCTTGTTGACGATGGTGTTCGCGTCGTGCTGCGCCGCCTCCACACATGATGTTAATCCTCTTGAGTAATTCGTGTACGGATCCACTCCACGACACTCACCTGACCAGACCTGTACATGATCTGATTGATGGGAGTGTCAGGAGTAGGATTAAATGGTGGATAAAGATCCTCTAGCTCAGCCAACAACCGTTCAACAGTCAGGAGGTTAAGCGTATTGGGGAAGATTTGGGTTGGCATGTTCAAAGAACGCTGGCATTCTAGCACGTTTGGTATCGGCAAGCTCAGGAGCTTTACCCTCATACATCAAACGGTCACTAGCATCCAGCCAAAATTTTTTGTTCAGATATTTATTGGGTGAGTTACCAAGAGGTTGAAGCACCCAGTTGATAGTAGCCTTGCGTAGCTTATCCAGACTAGGAGACCAATTGAGGTTAAGCTCACGAGCAACCAAACTATTTGTGGCGACGTGGACTTGTTCATCACGGCTAATGTCTGCACTTACTGTTCGGAGACCAGCATCACCGTTAAAGCGAAAGAATGGCAGTAGTACGAAGAAAATCGCACGTTCGGCAACCAACGCTTTGAGGACAGTGTGATCAGGATGCGAAAGCCACGCTTGCCGTATTCGTTTGGCTTCTTCTTCAGCTTTAGGATCCACTCCGATAGCATTGGCGATGTAACCGAGAGCCAGGTCGTGATTCTCCTCGTCCTTGATATTGGACAGAAGGAGATCCCTTGCCATCGCCGGTACTTCATTTTTAAGTGCATCATGAATAAAGTCTCCTACCGGAAGCTCCATATGTCGGATTGCCAAAGCACGGTAGATAGCTTCTTCCGCACCTTCTACAAGAGTACCAGCAGTTGTTTGGACAGGTGTCCAGGTTCTTTTACGAGAGTATAGTTTTTGATAGGGGTTCATTCGCCGCAATTACAATCAGGAGCAGGATCATCATCTCTATCATAGAGAATGGACTCCAGGTAATCATCGACCTCTGACTCATCCAATGCAGCGTATGCACTGGTCTTGTCTTGAGTGTCACCCATTACCTGAAGCGAATAATAAAGGGAGGTTTGCTCAGAGGCAAGCCACTCTTCGATAAACGCTTCATCATAGGTGATCACATCAGACCAACTATTGAAGCTGTAACCGTGAAGAAGTCCCGTAGCGTCAAGCATCCTCATGATACCATCAGCCACTTTCTTGTATGCATCCCAGCCAACCTCAGACGCGATCTCAACAGGACCGTAGTCGAAGCTCTGGACGCCAAACGTACCGCTGTCACGGTCCACCTGACGGGCAATAGGGGGTGCAATTTCAGGACAGGTAGTGTACCCATCCAAATCTTTGTAGCGGTAGCTGCAAGAGGCTGTAGGAGCAATAGCAAAAGCACGGTCCATGTTAGCGACACGTGCAATCTGTGCTGCTTGTGCAATAGCTCGTTGCAGTTCAAAAGCAAGAGTAATGGATGGAGTGTAATCGTTGTTACCCTTACCACTGTTGACTACCTCAAGGGCATCGCCAAACTCTTGGTAAGTTACACCGTAACGACGGAGCAGGTTAGCAAGCCCCAGCATACCCAATCCAACCTGACGATCAACATCAGGGGACAGGTATTCACCAGACTTGTCTACGTTAGTCTTACCGTGCAAAGCACACAGCTGTGACATACCTTGGACAAAGGCAGGACCAATGTCTTCATACTCACAAGCTCCAAGGTTTACGTGTTGAAGCAGGCAAGTACCACGGCTAGGCAGGTAAACCTCAAGACAAACATTACCACGGATACGCTTACCGTAGGCATCTACTTTGGTTTTGTTCAACCAAATGTCACCTTGTCGGATACCTTGCAGTAGAGCTTCACGTACATTAGGAGTAGCTTCTGCCCACCAGTGATCGTTGATATTAACACAACGCTTCACCCACGGAAGCTCAGCACGTGATGCTTGGATGAACTCAAGTACATCGGGGTGGTTGAGATCAAGGTGCAACACTACAGCACCGTTCTTGTATACACCTCCACGCCTCA